ACGCTGACCACTTGTCGCGGTGTGGCGTTGCGTGCTCGGGCTCGTACAACGGTTTCTCGTCCTCGTGGCCGTACCTCGGTGCTCGCTTGGCTTTCTTTGGCGAACCCGAAATCGTGAGCGGCACGGAGCTTATGGCGATGTAATGAGGCAGCTCGGCTGCCGAACTTACACGCCGATAAGCCCCGCCCCCAAAAATCAGGGAGCGGGCAAGCAGGCTGCAAGCAAGATGGCTGGGCAACACAAAAAATAAGTATAATTTATAAAAATAAAAAATAGAGTTTATTAATTTAATGTTTAATTAAACCATCAAGGTGGTCTTATCACAAAGGATAGAAAGAATAGGCTTATCGAAAGTATAAAAAATATAAAGAGCCGAAGCCTTGTGCGCTTTTTCTGTTGCTCGCAGGGTGTAGGTAAAAAAGGTAATAAATCGTGGAGTTGCTGAACGTTGGTGGTAACGCTGACAACTTGTCGCAGTGTGGCGTTGCGTACTCGTACTCGTACGACGGTTTCTCGTCCTCGTGGCCGAACATCGGTGCTCGCTTGAATTTCTACTTGAATAAAAAAGATATTTTCACGTTCCTCGTTAAGTCGGATGGCTACGAGATAGCCAAAGGATGAGAGAACACACGGTTGAACCTAGCTCGATGGAGGGAATTTAATGTTGAATGTTGAATTATCCCGACAGAGCAAAGACAAAAGGCGTTGGGTATGAGCCTTGGCATAAGCAGCCGATGGCAACAGAGTCCCCTTGCACAAGTAAGTGATACAGTTGTACGTATGTGCCGAAAGTCCATGAGCCAAGAAAAGCAGAAAGCCTTCATCTTGATGCCTTTGGTGATAAGATATGAAAAGAAGCTCTTTGAAATGACTGAGACGAAAGCGAAAAACGAGGATAAGAGGGAATTGGCGTACAAGCGCAAGGCTCGCAAGCGTGGCAAGAACCGCAAGGTGAAGCTGTCTATGGCTAGCGAACCGCAAAATATCCTCTTGGCTGTGAAGCAGTCTCGCAAGGGTAAGAACGGCAAGAAGGGCGTTATCGTCTACGACATGGATGCCGAGGGCAACAATGCCCGCATCAAGCAGATGCTAGACACCCATTCTTACCATACATCACCTGGGCACGACTGTATGCGCCGATGTCCTTGCGGCAAGGTAAGACGGCTGCACAAGCTGCCCTACTATCCCGATCACATCATCCACCACGCCGTGATGCAAGTATTGATGCCTTATTTCGTGAGGGCACTCTACAAGGAGAGTGGAGCGAGCGTGAAGGGCAGAGGAATGATGTACGCCAAGAAGCGCACGGAGCGATGGATAGACGAGCATAGGTCGGCAGGGCGCATCTACTATGTGAAGCTGGACTTCGTGAAGTTCTATGAGAATGTAGACCAAGCGGTAATCTATCAGAGGCTGTGCGAGAAATTCGGCGACGAGGGCATCCGATACGCCTTGCACGAGATAGTTACTGCCCTCCCGAAAGGGCTAGGCATCGGTCTCTACCCTATCCAGACACTCACCAATTATTATATGAGCATACTCTGTAGGATAGTGTGCCGATTGTTTGATGTGAAGGTGGAGATATATTGCGATGATGTAGTGGTGCTCGGAATAGACAAGAAGGAGGTGTGGAAGGCTGTCAATTTCATCTTGGGCTATGCACGTGATGAGATGCACCAGCCGCTTCACGATGGCTTCGGGATGCAGATAGTAGACTACACCCATTTCCTCGACTTCGTGGGCTATCGTTTTTATTTCGGTCACACCCTCCTGCGCAAGCGAATGAGGGAGAAATTCAAGAGGGCTATGCACAACCTTAGAGACCCTTTGCACCGCTATCGGGCTGCGATGAGCTACAAGGGATGGCTGATGCACTGCGATGGTTTTAATCTTTGGAGAAAGGTTACAGGTATGGAAAGTTTCGACGATTTCGAGATGCCTCGGTTCGAGGACAGGGATGCCGACGGAAAGCGTATCTTCCAAGGCAGGAAGGGCAGTATCGCTATGATAATCAATCAGCCTATGACGCTCCTGGACGTGGAGTTTGGCGTTCGTTCGCAATATGGCAAGGGTGTAACCAACCTGATGCAGGTGCAGGTGGCTGGCATCACCTACAAGCTACGCTCCAACAACTCTTATCTGGAGAAGCAGCTCCATTGGTTCGAGGAGAACGGTCATTTGCCTCTGAGGGGCTGGCGTTTCATCAACTGGAACATGACTGGCGTAGGTAATCCCGACTATCGCATCGTTCGACCCGACTGGACTCCAGAGATAGGTTTCTGAACTCCCAAAATAAGCATTATAAAGAAATTATAATATCTTAAAAAATACATATAGCTATGAATACAAAGAAGTATACTTTCGACTCTATCCCATCATTGATGGTGGATGAGGGCAAGACTATCCTCGTGCGTTTTGGCGCAGAGGAGCGCAAGATGGTGGTAAGTGATGGCGGCGATGGCGTGACTGTTGCCTCGGAGACAGATGATGATGCCGAGGCGCAGACCAAGACGGTCTACGATTGCTACAGCGTGCGCATCAGTCAGCCTATCAGCAAAGATAAGATAGTGGATGCCATCGTGTCTCACGTATACCCTAGCGACAAGATGCAGGCTATCATCAACAACCACTTGCTTGATAGCGAGGACGATGAGGACTATGCCGAACACGAAGCCGAGTACAAGGCGATGCAAGCCTTGCGTAAGGAGGCGAAGCAGGTGGCAAAGGATGTGCTGGCTCAGTATACCGCTAATATTGGATAAGAAGGGAGGTAGCTTATGAGTGGCGAGAAACTAAGCCTCTTTACGAGCATAGCGGTCAACAAGCAGCCGAAGACGGATAAGCAGACCGAACTGGTGCGTCTCATCACCAACCAAGTGTCGAAGAGCGGCATAGGCAATTTCTCTCAGCTTGTGCAAGACCTCGATGCGGCTGGCATCGTGATTGGCAAGGACAGGATTGCCATCAAGGCGAAGCAGACGGATATTGTCGATAACAACGGCAACACCATCGCCATGTTTTCGAACGGCAAGCTGAACGCCAGCTTGATAGATGCCGAGACCATCACGGTGAACCACCTGTACGCCAAGAGTGCGCAGGGAGGAACGTCTGTCGGGCATTTCGGCAACTACGACATCGACGCTGCGAAGATAAGCGGCGTGGGCTATCCGCTGTGGCTGGGGGCGTCGACGGCTGCGAATGCTCCGTTTAGGGTGTCGAAGGATGGAGAGCTGTATGCGACTAAGGGTATCTTCAAGGGAGAGATACAAGGTGTAAGCGGTTCGTTTTACACACTTACTTGCATCAATAAAAATGGAGCAAGTTCTGGCGAGATTACTTTTTCTTCTGATACAGGAATGGAATTTAGTGGAGACATTCGACATCAAGGCGTGCATTCTGAAAACAGAGGGTATCGTTTTTATTCTGCCGATATTTGGTGTAGAGGGGCTTTCGGACATTGCGACAGAGTTGTAGCTGTTGTAAAAGGAGGCTATATGCTAGTTTATACTATGGGTCAGAATCATGAAAATTATGTTTACGTAACTCTTCCTACGACTATAAATACGTCTGGTACAACTGTCTATAAAATACCTTTATATTCCCCTGGAGACTATAGTACAAATGGTTTGGCAGGTTGTAGCATTGATGTTGTTGTTTTTAATGTAGCAACTTCTGGTTATGTATACGATTTCGATTTCAGTGGTACGAATAATACAAAAACGTTGGATATAGTTAATGTTAACGATAATCAAAATGCAAATTATGTAAAATTTTTCGATACAGTTGGTGCGCATTCACTTGATGGTGGAAAAGCAATGCACCTTATTTATGTAAAACCTAAATGGTTAACACCAACACTTGAAGAATCTCGATTCGGAAAAGGTATCTTCTGGACTGGAGAAAAAGACTTAAATTGGGCATAAATAAATATCAAATAAAGAAAAAATAAGATTATGAAGAAAGATTTCAACAAGCCCTTCCTCACATTGAAGGGCGAGCCTTGCCAAGTGCAGGGCACAGACGAGAATGGTAACGAGGTAATGAAGCCTCAGTTGATAAGCGACGAGCTGGGAGCATTGTTTTTCTCGGCTACAGGCAGCGACAAGTTGCCTCTTTCGGGCGAGGAGAAGCTGCGCCTTGCCAAGATAGCGCAGCAGATGGCTACCCACCCTAGTGAGGTAGACGTTACGAGCGAGGACATCACCCTCATCAAGCGCATCCTAGAGCCTACTTGCTCGGCAGGTGCTTACTTGCAGGTGTACAATATCCTGGAGGGGTAAGCCTTATGGATATGCGTAATTTCTTAGACCGCCTTCTCATCCTCAACACGAGAGACATCATCGGCTTGCTGCTGTGGCTGATAGTGGCTACCATAAGCTGCCGAGTGCTCGGCTGGAGGGGCTTGCTGCTCTGCCTCTTCGTGATGGTATTGAGAGAGGTGTGGCAGTGGAGGCATTTCCACTTGCCCTATTTCGAGTATGAGGACGTGGCGAGATATGCCATCGTCATCTTGCTCGGATGGATATTCGCTATTATATGCTAGATGCTTTATTATATATTAGTTTTTAGTTTATTGGTTTTTAGTTATTAATTTATTTTCTATTAAACTTTATGAGGCGGCTGGGCAGTGATGCTCGGTCGCCTCTTGTGTGATGTAGGTGTGATGTCCGTGTGATAACTAGATATTTTTTCTTCTTTCTAAAATTGTACAATCAGCTTATTTTCTGATAGTTGCAAATATATTAAGGTGTGATGTCGTGTGATTACCTTTGTAGGAATGCGACAGTTTTATCATAGGAATGCGACACAAAATTTACGCATTGACACCTCGTTTACGGAATATTTACTTATCTTTGCAGCGATTTGTAATAACAATAATAAAAAACTTAAAGATTATGGACGAAGAACATGAAGCCGAAGTCCAACGGTTGATAAAGGACATTGACATCACGGAGCTTATGGGCTTGATGATGCGGAGCGGAAATCGGTATTCAAGAAGGATATTGAAATTCTTCCGTGGCTTCTGCAAATGGATGCCGATAATGCTAATGTTGTTTCACGCATACGGAATATGGGAGTTCGGGCAGCACCCAAGGGAGATGTTT